ATCCGAACGATAATAAGCCACGCGAAACAATGAAGGCTCGCAAGCTCTGGGAAAATCTTCTAGAAGTGCGCTATCGCACAGGCGAACCATACCTTAACTTTATCGACACAGCGAACCGTTATCTTCCCGAAACTCAAAAGAAACTCGGACTCAAGATTAACGGTTCAAATCTTTGTAACGAGATCCATCTCGTAACAGATAAAGATCGCACCGCAGTTTGTTGCTTGTCATCTGTGAACATAGAAAAGTTTGATGAGTGGAAGCAATCCACAATGGTGCGCGATCTTATTCGTTTCCTCGATAATGTGTTACAAGTTTTCATAGACAACGCACCCGATACTATTTCGCGCGCAAGGTTTTCTGCAGAGCGTGAGCGGTCTCTCGGTTTAGGTGCTATGGGTTTGCATTCTTACTTCCAAAAGTGTGAGGCATCATTTGAAAGTGAACATGCCTCCGAACTCAATAAACGTATCTTCCAACATATCAAGCAAGAAGCTGTAGCAGAAACGAAAAAGATCGCGAAAGAAAAAGGCGAAGCACCTGACATGGTTGGTTCTGGTTTCCGCAACGCACATTTACTTGCTATCGCACCAAACGCAAACAGTGGTGTTATAGCTGGCACTTCACCGTCTATCGAGCCGAGTAAAGCAAACGCATATACACATCGCACACGTGTAGGATCATATTTGGTGAAAAATAGATATCTTGAAAAACTACTCAAAGATATCGGTCAAGATACACAAGATACTTGGAGTAGCATTATAACTAATGGTGGATCGGTGCAGCATCTTGATTTCCTGAACGCACATCAGAAGCGTGTGTTTGCTACAGCGAATGAAATACCGCAGATAGCTTTGGTGAGACAAGCTGCTGATCGTCAGAAGTATATTTGTCAGGGTCAATCCCTGAATCTATTTTTCCCAGCTGGTGCTAATAAAGGCGAGCTTTCTAAAGTTCACTACATGGCTTGGAAGCTGGGATGCAAAGGTTTGTATTATTTACGAACAGAAACTTCAAACCGTGCAGAAAACGTATCAAAGAAAGTTGAGAGAGACCGTTTGATGGATGGTGTAGAAGTTGAGTCTCAAGAAGAATGTGTAGCATGTCAAGGATGATGGAGATATAATATGGCAAAGAAATCTAAAACAGTTTCAGTAACTGTTCATGAGTCGATACCGAAGAAAACCAGTATCGGTGGCAATCACTCGATGATCAAAACATCATCGATGAATAAGAGTAAACGCAGATCATACAAAAAATATAGGGGGCAAGGGAGATAAATGGATAATATCCGCATCGTTTCTAAATCAGACTGTCCGTTTTGCATAAGAGCAAAAGACTGGTTGGACCGTCGAGGATTCACATACACTGAGGATGTGATGGATGAGGAGGAAACACGTTTGTCATTTTATCAGCAACACAAAGTTCATTCGGTTCCACAAATTTTTATAAATGACAAACTGATTGGTGGATATAAGCAGCTGTTAGATCAGGGTGATTCGTTGGTTCGTCGCTCACGTGGTGGTCTTATGGAGTTTTCTAAGGTTTACAAACCGTTTCAATATCCTTGGGCAGTCGAAATAACACAGCGTCACGAAAAGATACACTGGATTGAAGATGAGCTTGATCTGAGTGAGGATGTGATGGACTGGAAGTCTGGTAAGATGTCCGAAACCGATAAGTCGTTCATCGTTCAAATTTTGCGACTGTTCACTCAATCCGATGTTGCGGTTGGCAAAAATTATTATGAACACTTCATACCTGCTTTCAAGAACAACGAAATTAGAAATATGCATGGCTCGTTCGCTGCGCGTGAGGGTGTTCATCAACGTGCGTATGCTTTGCTCAACGATACACTTGGCTTGCCCGACGATGAGTATCTTGCATTCCTAGAATATAAAGAGATGGCTGACAAAGTCGATTATATGGCTGAGGCTGATATTACAACTCGGCGTGGCTTGGGTCTTGCGTTGGCGAAGTCTGTGTTCAATGAAGGCGTTTTGCTTTTCGCATCATTCGTCATGCTTCTGAACTTCCAACGATATGGCAAGATGAAGGGCATGGGCAAAGTTGTTGAGTGGTCGATCCGCGACGAGTCAATTCATGTTGAAGGCAACGCAAGATTGTTCAGAACATATTGTGCTGAGCATCCTCGTATTGTTGATGATCAGTTCAAACAAGAAATCTACGATATCGCTCGCAACATTGTAAAGCTCGAGGATAAATTTATCGAGCTGGCATATAAGATAGGCAATATCGAGGGATTAACTGCAGATGAGGTCAAACAATATATCCGTTATATCACTGACCGACGTTTACTGCAGCTTGGTCTAAAAACAAACTTCAAAGTCAAAGAAAATCCACTTGATTGGCTTGAGTGGGTTCTCAATGGTGCAGACCATACTAACTTTTTCGAAAATAGAGTAACCGAATATGAGGTTGCTGGCTTAACAGGGAGTTGGGATGATGCTTGGAAAAACTAAATTCAATGAGCAGGGTTTACAGGAAAAACTCGCGACAGGTTATCAGATAGAGGATCCAGATGAAATGTCTCCTCGCTACCGTGATGTGTTAGTTAATACTATTCACATCGCTGCAGATTTAGAGGTGGTGACATTACCGACATATTCACCTGCTATCAAAACTTCACCAACACTCGAAGATAAAATAGCAGTCGCATCTGCATGTCAAGATGAGTTAGGACATGCGCAAGTTATGTATAGATTATTAGAGGACTTCGGTTATGATACGCATGAGTTTCTATTTGAGCGTGATCCGGAAGAGTGGCGAACATTTCAGATGTTAGAGTTTCCTCACGAGGATTATATTGAAACAGTTGTAAGTATGTGTTACGGAGACAGAGCTGGATATATTACGACAGTTGATCTTGAGGAGAACTGTAGTTATGCACCACTCGCTCGCGGATTGCGAAAAGTAAACTTTGAAGAAACTTTCCACGTTGGTCATGGTGAAAAATGGACAAAGTT